GTTGGTGCAGTTGGTGCAGTTGGTGCAGTTGGTGCAGTTGGTGCAGTTGGTGCAGTTGCTATTGGTACAAAACCAGTCAATTCAAATTGCCTAGCATAGGCCATCTCATACGCTTCATTATATGAGATTAAAGAACGTTCAACAATTATTGCTTGTTCTTTCAATTCTAATTGCCTAGTATATGCCATCTCATACGCTTCATCATATGAGATTAAAGAACGTTCAACAATTATTGCTTGTTCTTTATCTGTTTTAAGTTGCAGTGTTAATTTAATTTTGTCTTGTTCTTTTTTCTTGGCGCTTTCAGATTTTAAATGCATAGCTTTAATAGACTCAAATTGCGCGTCATTAAAGTCATATATAGGAGTTTTAAGTGCTATTGAGCGTTCTTTTAAAAATACTAATAGTTTAGTAGCCCTATCCCCATGCTTGCCCAATACGCGCCCCGCTTGTATGCTAGCTTTATATGCTTGGCGCTTGCTCATTTTATCCTTGGCGCTCCCTGTATCACTTAAAAACAATGTATCCAAGTATATATTGAACTCTTTACCTATGGACACGTAGCCATAATCAGTGGAGGCTTGTACTGTGTCGCCTACAATACTAACCCTTAAGTCACGGGTAAGGGAGGCGAATTGCTCCCGTTTAGCAGTCAGGTCCACTAGATCAGTGAATAGGTTAGCAGTTACGTTAAACAGGTCTATTAGAGATAAGGTAGAAACTTCGATTGATTTGTTTGTTTGAGTCTTCATTGTAAGTTATCCAAATTAAGTAAAAGGTTTATAGGACACGTCCTATAGGTTTCAGTTGGTCGCTGATCAACTGGACTACATCATATCATACTTGTCGGTACTTGTCAATACCTAACAGTAAAAAGTTCTAGGTATAAAGAAGCGGGCGCGCGCGTTGTACGCTGTATGTCATTGATTTTATTAGCTATTCTACGATGATCGAACCCCACCACCCCCGTTTTTAAAAGTAGGAGTCCCTTCCTCTTACATAGTACTCAGCTCACTAGACCCCCTATTTTTTCAAATAGACCCTAAAAAATTTAATATATTTATTGACACCCGAATCTTTTTTTGATAAGCTGTGCACAGCTTATCAATTTTCTCCAGAAAACCCCCCACCCCAAAAAACTTTAACCCCCTTAAAAAATTATTTTTGCAAAAAATATAGAACCCTGCTAAGCTCCAACCTTATTGCCTTCCACAGCAAACATATTACATGCAGATAACCACTGAAGACTTAGGGGTATTCGACCACCCTTTTTTTACTGAAGACCCGTATGAGGCGCACTTCCGTGCGAAGACAGCTTTTGCCAACGATGACTTTCTAAGAGAGAATGGTGCAGCTATACCAGAATCTACTCAACAAGAAAAGAACGAAGCACTACGTATTTTTTTAGATCAACCAGACGCCCCTCTTGCACCTACCACATCCGGCGCTGCTAAAGCCCTTGAGAAACTCTTAAAGCGGTTTGACTACAACCTCCCCAATGCTACAAACAAGATGCGACAATATCTCATCTTTAAAATGTTTGAGTTAGCTGAAAACGATGACCCCAGACTATCTATAAAAGCCCTTGAGATGCTAGGTAAGGTTACTGAAATAGGGTTGTTTAGTACCAAGATAGAAATGTCCACTGTAGATAAGTCCACTAAAGACCTAGAAGGAGAACTATCATCCCTCTTAAATACATACTCTCTAGGGAACATAACAACGATAGATGCAGACTATGAGGAGATAACAGACGAGGAACTGCGAGGAGAAGAAGCGTACGAATGAAAGCCCAACTCGACAAACTCTCTCATGCAGAAAAAGAACAACTAGCGAAGCTAATAGGCGAGCTGACTAAACGTAAAAATCGGGACCTGTCTCAAGTAAAATTCTTAGCATTTGTGCAATCTGTGTGGCCCGGCTTTATATACGGTAGGCATCATGCACGAATTGCACAGGAGTTTGAGAAGGTAGTTAATGGTGAGTGCAAAAGACTGATAATTAACCTAGGACCGAGACACACAAAGTCAGAGTTTGCGTCATATCTACTACCAGCTTGGTTTTTAGGGCGGTTTCCAGACAAAAAGATCATCCAATGCTCACATACTGCAGAACTAGCGGTAGGGTTTGGACGTAAAGTGCGTAACTTAGTGGGTTCTCCTGCGTACCAAGAGATATTTCCGGGGGTAGGACTACAAACTGACTCAAAAGCAGCTGGACGATGGAACACAAGTGCAGGTGGGGACTACTTTGCAATCGGGGTAGGTGGTGCTGTAACAGGGAAAGGTGCAGATATACTCATAATTGATGACCCACATTCAGAACAAGAGGCAGCTATGGCTGCAAGTAACCCCGAAGTGTACGATAAGGTCTATGAGTGGTACACATCAGGCCCAAGACAGCGGCTACAGCCGGGGGGAGCAATTATTATCGTGCAAACCCGCTGGAGCCTCCGGGACTTAACGGGGCAAGTAATAAATGCGGCGGCGCAGAGAGGTAATGAGGATTGGAAGGTTGTTGAGTTACCTGCGGTATTGCCCAGTGGCAAACCTCTGTGGCCTGAGTTTTGGAGTATTGAGGAGCTAGAAGCCACTAGAGATGCGATTGATGTGTCCAAGTGGCAAGCTCAGTTCCAACAGAACCCTACGGCTGAAGAAGGGGCGATAATAAAGAGAGAGTGGTGGCAGAGATGGGAGAGTGAGACACCTCCACAGACAACATTCGTGCTACAGACTTGGGATACAGCGTTCGAGAAGAGCCAGAGAGCGGATTACTCTGCATGTACTACGTGGGGAGTGTTTTATAAGGATGATACTAACGGTATGCCACAGGCGAACTTAATACTGCTAGATGCTAAGCGTGGGCGGTATGAGTTCCCTGAGTTAAAACAAGTTGTGTTAGATGACTATAAGTACTGGGAGCCTGATAGTATTATAATAGAGAAGAAAGCTTCAGGTGCCCCACTTATATATGAGTTAAGGGCTATGGGCATACCAGTAGGAGAATTTACCCCTACACGAGGTAACGATAAGATATCAAGACTTAATTCAGTTGCTGATTTATTTGCATCTGGTAGAGTATGGGTGCCTAATACCCGCTGGGCTGATGAGGTAGTAGAAGAAGTAGCTGCGTTCCCAGCAGGGCAGCACGATGATTATGTAGATACCGTATCAATGGCTATGGCTAGGTTTCGTAAAGGCGGGTTTTTAACGACTAATCTTGATAAACCAGATGAAGAACCCGAGTTTAGAGGACGCTCTAGGCGCGTTGCTTATTATTAATTAAGGAAACAAAATGATAGACAAAAGTGTGAACCCAGCCCCGATGGGCTTAGATGCTATACCTATAGAAGAAGATCAAGAACCGTTAGAGATTGAGATTGAAGACCCTGAGTCAGTAACAATTAGCCTAGGCGAACAAGAGATTCTTAAAATACAAAAAGAAGTTGATGAGGAAAAGTTTAATGCTAACTTGGCTGAAGAAATTAGCGATTCGGTTCTACAATCACTTGCATCTGATCTTATTAATGACTTTGAGGCTGATGTAAGCGCTAGGAAAGATTGGGTTCAAACTTATGTTGATGGGCTTGAGTTACTAGGTCTTAAGATGGAAGATCGCTCAGAACCTTGGGAAGGTGCATGTGGTGTGTATCACCCACTGTTAACTGAGGCTGTTATTAAGTTCCAAGCAGAGACTATTACTGCAACATTCCCTGCGTCTGGTCCAGTTAAAACACAGATAATCGGTAAAGAGACTGAAGAGAAGAAAGAAGCCTCACAGCGTGTTCAAGACGACATGAACTATCAGCTTACTGATGTGATGACTGAATACAGACCAGAGCATGAGCGTATGTTATGGGGCCTAGGCTTAGCTGGTAACGCCTTTAAGAAAGTATATTATGATCCGTACTTAGGGCGTCAAGTTGCTATGTACGTACCTGCTGAAGATATCGTTGTTCCTTATGGCGCAGCAGACTTACAGAGTGCAGAACGTGTAACTCACATAATGCGTAAGACTGAGAATGAAATACGCAGACTACAGTATGAAGGCTTTTATAGAGATGTAGATTTGGGCGAACCTTCCAATACTATGGATGATATTGAGAAGAAGATAGCTGATAAGCTTGG